AAGACCCAAATATAGGCTTACTCATATACATTTCCTTTCTCTAAGTTGATAATTTATCTTGAACAATACACGCAAAAATACACACACAAATTGTGTGTGTATTATCCTAATATAACTAATTGTAAATGGTTCACTCATTGGAGAATAATTGTATCGGGGAAACAGGGTGAAGAAAACCTCAGAGAATATATTTTATTTATATTCTTTTTGTGTCAGAGAATCGCTCAGAAAGCCAACAATCTTTTATATAAAAAATTATATAAAAACGCGGAGAGGGGCCGTGTAAGATTACAAGCGTGTAAGTTATCGTTAATAAGATAAAATATTAGCTAAAGAATCACCAAGCATATTTTAACCAATATTTTACCAAATTTGAGTATATATTTTTTAGCCTACTACTGGCTTATTTCTTTTTTGCTTTTCCGGACTTACTTTGAACTTTTTCCTGTTGTCCATTCTTTGATAGTTCAATAAGGTGTTCAATCATACTTCCCTCATACATCATTCTACCTAAATGACCAATCTCAATGGCAGGATCAACCCAAACTTTACCGCCAAGTTTTTGCCAATATCTACAGAAACCATAATCTTCAGAAACAAACCTTCCATCATCATCAACATAAGAATTAAAGAAAGCATAAGTGTAGTCTAATTCAGCTCCTTTCATGCTACCTGTATCATCATTGAATTTCAATTCAGGATATGCCTCAATCATCTTTTCAAATACTGATCTTTCAATGCACATAAAACCAGTACCTGCATCATGAACTGCTATAGCACCATTATCAGTTTCAATTGTATTATTACCAAATTTAACTGGGTTAACAACAAAACGAGTAGATTTCTTCGCAAGTTCATCTTTAGGTATACCTTCACCTACAAGTTTCGAGACTTTATCCCAGTTAATATCCTTAATTGGATAAGCCCCCGTCATTACTTCTTTATCATGCCATAACATTTTAACAATATCTTCTGGCTTAAATTGAAGATCAACATCCAAAAATATAAGATGAGTAAACTGAGGATTAGCCATAAATTTAGCTACCAAGTTATTCCTAGCGCGATTAATAAGCGAATCAGTTATTGTACTAACTGCAAACTTGCAGCCAATTTCTTTAAAGTACATGACAGTTTTTACGAAAGACATAAAGAAAGGTTCAGTCAATGCTCGGTCATAACATGGAAGGCCAAACATAGGGCACCATTGATCAATATCTTTTCTATCAATTTCTATTTTCTGTTGTTCAACTTCAAGTGTCATACCAACATTATGACATAAAAAAAAGCCCCGTGCAGGTTATGCACGGGGCTTTATGGTAAATATTATTCAATACTTATTTAGTCTTAACCTTTGTCTTGACACCAGCAATCTCGCTAGTCTTGACAGCAAGCTTGCCTGTATCAACAGACTTTGCACTATTCATTTCTACACGAGTAGCCTTAAAGAATAACGACTTCGATGTTGAATCAAAACGGATAACGATTTTGTAACCCAACTTCTTAGCCTGGGCACGAATTCTTTGTTGCATTGAATTATAAGCATTACCTGCTTCAATTCCATCAATGCGGAATGGATTACCATCATTTACTGACTCATTTAGTGCAGCAATAATCATATTCAATTCCTCAGACTTGCGACCAGCCCTAGAGATTTCAGGAAGCGTATCTACTTTATTTAATTTGAATGTTGACATTTTATTTCTCCTATTAGTGGTTTTCGTGGATAGGTTGCCGATATTGACTCCCTATTTCTTAACAAGGACACTATCAGGCTTTATGGTAAAAAACTCACGCAGGACAAAAAAAGTAATTAAATTTAAATAATCGACTTAAAACTCAACATCAGTCTCATCTAATTTACTGATATAATCCTTGAGCTTTTGTAACTCTAATTTTATTACAGTATTTTCAACCTGAATACTGGCAATTTGCAATGCCAATTGATTGATCACTTCTTCATGAGTAACCTTAATATTTTCTAAATGTTTTCTAGCCATATAGATGCATCCACCTTTGTTTCACTAAATCCGGGAGCAAATCCCCCGAGTTCTCTATTATACACTTGCACAGTACCAAAATCTTCCAAATCTTCATTCATTTCAAAATACCGATCTGGACTAAGAATTTCAATTTCTACATCTCCATCAATCACCATATTCTCAATACAAACAAATGTCGCACCAGTAACAGCATCGGCTAAGTCTTTTGATCCTGAGTTTGGGTGATCAATTTTATTATTTCCAAACAATCTAAGTTTTAGCAATTCTTCTTCAACTAATAGCTCATTCCAATAACCACGCAATCTCGTATCATAAATAGCAGTCATTAAAGTATCATAATCCGTTTTCTTTACGGAATGGAAATCAGCATTAATACCCTGACCCCTTAGGCTTTGAATCATTTCAATTGATTGCCAGCGGTCAAATGTAACCTTAGCTACATCAAATTTCCTACATAAATCAACAATCATCTGCCTAATAGATGAGAAATTAATTTCTTGGTTAATACTTGCTTCCCAAGAATAAACCAAATCAACATTGATAATAGGTAGTTTCTCAACTCCCATTAATGTTTTAACTTCTTTCAACCCGGTGCAATGCACCATGCTAAGCGCAGCTCTGTCTCGCTTTAATGCCAAGTCGATATGAATAAACCTTACTTGCTCATCAGTTTTATTAAACCAAGGTTTAAAATTTCCATCTTCATCAATTGGATTCTCGCTATACATAAATGCTTTTCTAACCAAATCCGGATCTCTAAAGTAAGCATCTTCCATGTTTGGAGGTTCACATTCAAAACGAGCTCTTGCTTCAACTGGGTTTCTAATATATTCAGATTCCAATTGCTCACGCTTAATAGTAGGATTAACTTCCCATGTTGCAGCTTTTATAGTCCAAGTCTTTGGTTCTTTCTTTTCTCTTGAATTAAAATATCTCTGCTGAATAAAGTCACCTTTATAACGAGGGAATGACAATAGAATAACTTTACCAACTTCTGGAAAGCGAGACATGATCGATAACTTACTCATATTATAAATCGCAGACGCAGAGCCCTTTGATCTTGTTTCCCCACGCAATTCTGCATCTGTTTTAAAGGCGGCAATTTCATCCAAAATAATTGTCATTACTTCATAACCTTCCCAACCTTCAGATTCAGAGTGACCAGAAAAACATCTAACAGGCTTAGAAAAGAAAAATATTTCTGACACTCTTGGTTCAAATCCAACTCTATTAAAATAAGGAGATCTAAGTAATAAGTTCTTAAATGGTTCAAAGAACACTCTCTGAGCTTGCTGAGCGTTTACAGCAAGGTTTAGAAGGTCTATATAGACACCATGAGCCTTACCGTAATAAATTAATGGATCTCTAAGGCAATGGATTAGATATACCGTATACGCCATAGATATTCTTGCGCAATGGTCTTTCCCGGATCCTTTACCAAGCATACAAATAACTTCATTGTCAGTATATTTTTGATACCATTCTTTTCCCGCTTCTTCCCCTAAGATAGAAATTAATGTACGCTCTTTATAAATCTGTGTAGAATGTCTTACAATTTCCAATTGAATATCAGAAAGCGGGGGCAAACCTAAATATTCTTTATCTTGTACAAATGTTTGAATATCTACAGGAGTTTCGGTAAGATCATCTTGACGCAAAAGACGATCAAAATCTTTTAAGTCAAGGTTCATTCCCATGAAATCACTCATATGAATCCTCCGATAACTTCTGACATGGTAGTTTTATACCTTTATGAGGGCTTAAAATGGGTCTCATTTTATAAACCTTTATGAGAGCGTTTTCCCTATTCATTTTATGAATTAATCTCGCAATCGACGCATAGAGGGAGAGATTTCTTTTTCTTCTTAGAAGTCTTCACTCCCCATTTATCATTTGCTAAACCAGAGTTTTGCACCATTGCCTCAAGTGAGGTGATGTAGTCAGCAGTTTCTGGATAGAAAAACTTTAACATTTCAAATTCTCCCGGCTTGGCATAGCAACCGCACAAGCATTCTCCAGACATATGAAGATTGTTTGATACTGGGTTAGTCTGGACACTATGGCGCTCTCTGTATTCTTGCATGTGAGAATCAGTCCAGTGATTTATTGGTGAGATCCATATTACAGAATATTCTTTCATTAAATCAAAAGTATTAACTTTGCGCCGCTCTGACTCAAAGTACCTCATGCCGGCAATGAAAGCAATATTCTCTCTCTTGCCATTCTTGATAACAGACTTGCGAACATTCCTTAAAGCCCGCTCTTTAAGCGAGGAATAAACTCTGGTATGCGATGCTGGGCCAGGGAATCCGTATTTAGTAATGTAGTCAACATAAGTATGACCTTGCGGAGGGTGTTGCTCGATCAGCTTCACACCAATACTGTTGCAGGTTTCACGAACAAATTTACGAGTGTCTTCCACACCGATGCCAGTGTTGATATGTACTGCAGCATCAATTTTATTTTTAAATAGATGTAACAACACTGTGCTATCTGATCCACCAGAAAATAAACAAGTCTTATAAATTATTTTCGGATACTTCGTCAAGGCATACTCAAATATCTTGTTGCTAATATCAATAGCTTCGTCCAGCGTTAATTTGATTGCGTCATCTGGAGAAACAAAGATATGCTTCTCTCTTTGCATTTCCGCCTGTCGGTCACGAACTTTAACCATTATCCATATCCATAATCTGGAATGCAATTTCTAATTCCTTACGAACTTCGTTTGCAATCTCTGGATGTATAGAGATGACATCCCTCAAGACTTTGGATAAGATTTGATTTACATTCTCAGCCTTCTGCATCCGTGCAATATATTGATTATCGGTGGTATTGCCCGTAAGAAGTTTATGAAGTTGCGCTTTCTTTGTCGCAAGCTCTCCAGCCAGCTTGATAGCCTGAATTCTTGCCGGGATCATTCCATGATCGGTTGCAATGTTTACAGTTTCCCAAGCTTCCTTGCTCAACTGGTCAAATTCTTGCAGAGCTTTAATAGTGTTGAACTGTAGCTTCTCTAGAAAATATGGGTCATCCTCTGCCTGACGGTTCAGAATCTTTTTGTATTCTTTAATATATGATTTTGTTTTATCAATATTTAAAGAAAGAAGGGTCGAAATTTCGGCATAGTTATAGCCTTTAACATAAAGTAAGCCGGCTTCTTCAACCTGCTTTAATTCATCTAAAAGTGTTTCACCTTGATATCGTTCAATGTCTGACATAGCTTGTATAACATTTTATCACATAAACCTACGGATATTTATGTTTATGCTATTACTTCATCAACTTCTATAGGATCAAACTTAGGGAACTTCAAAGGGACACCATAAATCTCTGCCTCTTTCTCAAGAGTTTCATAGTCATAACCGTGAAGTTTTACAAACTCAACTCTATAGTTATACCAGGCTTCAACTGCTTTCCAGAATTTTGGATCAGTAGTTTGCTCTAATTCAATCAATTCTTCTGGGGGTAGCATAAAGCTAAGAACGCCAAGCGGCATATAAACAACCATATTATACCCAGAATCTTTACCTTCCGAGTATTCTTTCAGGTAGTCTTGAAACTGCTCAATCACCTTAACAACAGCATCGCCAGAGAAGAAATCAATAGACCCATGAGCATTTCTGATTCTTGGGCAATAATTATCTACTGTAGTGATCGTCCCAAATGTTCTGCACACCATAGGGCGGTATCCATATATAGTACATCCACCTTTATAGAAAGCACACTTGCGCTTCGTTTCCCCGCCAGCTACCCAATCTTTATCGAACATTGCTTCCTTTAATGATGAAACCACTCCGTCCATCCATGTATCAGCATGCTCTTTACCTTTATCTTCAAGATACAGGTAGTACTGTTGACGCAGTTTAAAAGCAATGTTTGCGCACTCACCCATGTGAATAACCAAACCTATGCTGCAACACTCACCTGAGCCTAAGCACTTATATTTTGTTTCATTCTGCTTTGCTTCAATAACCCGGACTTGATTATATATCATATCCAACTTTGCAAAACCATAAATATCTTTAGTAGTAACAGCTCTTTTCATCTTCCCATTCCTTTTCTCTGATTCTCAGCTCTTTTTCTTAGTTCTCTCTTACGCTTCTCTGCATCAATCTGGGCCTGAGATTTGGCTCTCTTGGGTCCACCGGCACCAAGATTCCTACCCTTGCCTCGAAACTTAAGTAAATCATACTTCTTAACCCAGTTATAGATAGCCTGAGGACTAACCTCAATATTATAACTTTCCTTCAAGTGTTTGCAAATATCAGTTAAGTTCATCCTTCTCTGGACATACATCTCGTAAAGAAAACTTCGGTCCTTATATGGTTCATTCGCCATTAGTGACCTGCTGTATCTTTTTC